GCTAATTTAACAAATATGTTTTTGCTTAATACTCCATTAAGCACACCAAATGCTTCTGCAATAGCTATAATTTTACTTACTGCCGCGGCTGATATAAATGCTACAAAGGCCGCTGTTAGTAATGCAATATTGTCTATAACAAGAGTAATGGCTTTACCAATAACACTACCAAACTCTTTGAATCCTTCTTGGTTTTCTGTAATAAATTTAGTAATTGTTGTGGCCGCGTCTGCTAGAGCTTCATTTAGTCCACCTTGACCAATAGCATCACTGGCATTGTCAATAGCATCACCTAGATTGTTAAATGCTTGACTGACATTGTTCATTCTACCTTCAACAGCACCACCAAATCGTTCATTCAATCCATCTTGTAGAGCTGTTAGTATTTTTTGTGCACCTTGTGCTGATTTACCTAGGTCTGATATTTCAAGTCTTGATACACCAATCTTTTCACTTAGGATATCAAATACTGGAATACCACGATCAGCTAGTCTGTTAAGTTCTTCTAGACCCAAACCACCTGCTGTTGTTCTAGCAAATAGATCTGTTATGGCCTGTAATGCACCCACAGAGTCAGCTGTTATGGCCGCAGTGTCTTGGAATGTGTTTAACAGTTCAGTGGTAGGTTGAATACCAGCCGCTTTTAACTTAATAAATGTTTCTGTTAGTTGTTCAACTGAGAATATACTTGATGTAGCAAACTTCTTAATGTTGTCAAATGCTTCTGCACCAGCTTGACTGTCTTTCATCAATAGCTGTAGTGATGTTCTAAGGTCTTGGAACTTACTTGCAGTATCTACAATACCTTTGACAGCAAAACTACCCGCTATGGCGGCACCTAACTTAACAAAGCCTGAGGTTAGACTTGAAGTCTGCCCTTGTAGCCCTTTAAGGTTTGAGTTTATCTGGCGAAAGCCAGCTTTGGTTTGGTCAACTAGTTTTACATTAATGTCTGTGCTAGCCATCTATAGATTCCTTGTGATTTCTTCTAACTTTGTTTTAATAAACTTTAGAGTAGGTGCAGTCATACCCTTAGGACTTTTGCGTGAATAACCACTGTCAAGTTTACTAGCATAATCATAGTTAGCTCGAATAGTTGTGCCGGATACTCGGGTCTTGTTACGAGCATTACCTGTTCGTTTAGGTGTGTTTGAAACAAACACCTTATGAGCCTGTTGAGGCAGTTTGGCTATTTCTTTTGATAACTGCTCAAACTGCTTCAGTGTATCCTTGGTATCAACTGTTATTTTAATCACTTTGTTTTCCTAACATTGTCAATCATAGACTGCATTTGGTCTTGCGTAAGTGCTGGAGCTGGAGGAGCTTTGCCTGTTCTTTCAGCTTCATCACGCTCTCTGATGTAGTTTTCGTAACGCTGACTAAGTTCAGCTATTTCAAAATCTCTACTATCTGCTCTTTCAATGAGTTCACTTGGTAGAACTCCATACCTCTTTGCGACCCAGTCTATTCTTGCTATTAGAATTAGGTCTCTGTCGTCTTTTGTGATAGTTCTTTTGTTAACTTTCCCAACTGTTCAACCACCTTATTGATTACCTTCAACTGTATGTCCATTGGTAAACTCCTTTCTTCATCTAGAGCTGGCTTACCATCTTTGTTACGAATTAGTTCTTTAACTAACTCAGTTGTGGCTTCAAAGTCTGTTGAATCTACTCTGGACATTTTAACAAATGTTGCGATGTCTTGTCTGTCATACATCCAAAATGACACTGCTTCACCATACTTGGTGACGGTATCTTCATCATCTACTTTGATTTCTAATAATTGGGGTTTTGATGCTAGTTTTGATAGTTCCATTAGTCTTCCTCTCTGTTAATCATTTCATTAATTACTGCAATTTGGAAAGTTAATCTATTGCGTGCTTTGTCTACATCTTTGCGAGCACAATTAACTTCGTTTAGAGCTTTAGCTGTTTCAGCTAACATACTCTGTAGTAATTCTCGGTCTGTTTTATTCTGTAAAACTTCCATTAATCTTGTTCCTTCTTATCTGTATTTATGTTGAGATAAAAGGGCATAAACTACTGCCCTTATTATCCTTAATACTATTACTACTACATCTACTAGGCTACGGTATATTCACCGTCAACAGTAATTGTAATTGGTGAAACCCAAACAGGAGAATCAGCTGATACTGTAGGTGCTAGACCTGTAATATAACCTTTTCCTGAAATAGTTTTACCTGTAGTTCCTGTAGACTCATCACCTAAATATAGGCTAAATTCTACTAGGTTTTTACCATTACTCATACCAAAGATACCTGCTAATGAAGCTGTGCCTGCGGCACTTGTGCCATCACCAAAGAATGTTGTTTGGTCAAGCACTAGGTTCATTGAGATACTGTTTGTTGATGTTGTAGCAACATTTTTCTTAGCTGTTTCATCCAACTGTGTCCAAGTAAACACGTCGTTTGAAGCATTCACTGTCATGTCTTGAAGACTTGGCACAACCATTGCGTCGTTGGTTGCGTCTGCATCAATTTCAAGAGTTAGTGTAGCTTCTACGCCTGTCACACCTGGTGCTGGATAGATATAATCTGCCATTATTGTTGCTCCTAATTAATAATTAACTTCGAAAAGTTAAAAGTAAACTCTGTTACCATAGTATCGCCATCAAAACTTGTTTCTACATCAGTTTGACGCTGACGCCATCCTTGAGTAAGGTCTTGCAACCTAGTCTGTTTAACAGTTGATACCATAGTGTCATAGCTTGTTGGTAAGTTTTTTGCGTCTGTTGATACAAAGACAGTGACCTGTGTAGTTTCATCAACTATTGAGCCTCCATCTAATGTGTCAATCAAAGGGTCTTGGGCTGTTTGTGGCTGATTGACATATATCTTTTTCATATTCTTAAGATACAATGGATTATCCGTTGCGTCCCAAGGTAATTCCTCACTTATACCAAAACCTGTTACAGTATTTGCTTTTAAGTAAGTTAAGATAGTGTCTCTCATCGCACTCTCCTTAGATTAACTACGCTTGGTGCTTTTTCTGCAGATTCTACAGTAGCATCACCATCATAGTCATACCAATCACCAGCAGTCAATAATTCACCTAACAGTTCATTATATTTTGCTTGGTAATGGCCAATCTTTTGACGCTCAGCATTGTTCTCATCACTAAAGTCTGCTATCTTAGGCATGATGTAGTAGTAGAAGGAATGAAATACACATAAGTCTGTGAAATCATTCTGTCTACTCAATATCTTTGCCGCATCTAGTTCTGGAATGTCTGCTACAGACTGGACGGAAGTGCTACTCTGTTTCAAGTAGTAACTTCTCCACCAATCTGTTGAGCGTAGTTGGGAGAGGATGCGTTCTGTTGATCTAATTAATAGATCTTCCACAACATCCACAGTCAAGCCTTCATTTGCCTCAAACACACGCTGGTCTCTGTCACTCACATCATCATATGTTGCGAATGATAAAACCGTTGTTCCTTGATTAATGAAAGCCATAATCAATACCCTCTTATACGTTGACTAGTTGGATACCACGATTAGCATCAACAACACCAACGCCAGCATGGATAGATGCAACAACATCGTTACCAACTGCCGCCGCTCTACGAGCAACTTCAATATCAACATTTTTTTGCATAGCAAGTCTTGCCGCATCAGGGCCAAAGATAAAGCCTGAATGTGCCGCAGGAACTAGAGCTGATTGATACATTTGAACACCAGCGTATGTGCCTACATAACCATTTCTTAAAGCTTCAGTTTGGAAATCACCACCAGCAAAGTTAGAGTTTGCAAATAAGTTTTTCATTAGGTTTGCCGCTTCAGCTGTTGATAGGATACCTACTAATTGTCCCATTTCACCAGCACCACGAATTTGTGCTACAGCATCAAAGATTGAATCACCTGTCATAGGAACTGAATCTGTTGTTGAAGCTGTTAAGTCTGTTGCTAGAGCTGTTAACACTGCTGTGTCGTATGCTTTTGCTACTGAGTTACCTAAAACTCGTCCTAGTTCTACAGGATCAATTCCACCTAGGTCACGAACTACTGAACGAGCCGCATATAAGTCTACTGGAATTGTTGCTGTTGTATCACCAATAACTTCAGCCGCTAAATCGCCTGCTGTTTCTGATGAAATTGTTGTTGCTGACACTTCGCCTAATAGTGGAACCTGTGCAGATTGTGAACCTGCTGGCACATTTACCATTGGGATAAGTTGTCCGCCTAAGAACAATGATTGTTCCTGAGCTGTATAAATCGTAGCTGCCTTAGTAGGTGTTACTAGACCTTCTAAGCTGTAGCCTGATAGATATTCATTTGCCATTTTGTATGACTCCTAAAAATAAAATTAAATTACTTTATACTAAGCCTTTTGATTTGGCTTCTCTATAAAGTTGTCTATGTTCTGGTTTGTTCATATCCAATTTTGCGAGGTCGAAGTCTTGATTTTGAGCAGTGCCACTAACACTTGATTTAGTATTAGTTGTTGCTGGTGTAGCCTGAACAAAGTGTGGGTTTTCTTTTAGGAAACCGTCTACTAACTGTTCTACTGATACTGGCTTACCATCATCATTGTATTTCACTGACCCTGAACCATCAATTACTTCTACATCACCGTTGTCGTTTAGTCTTACTTGATTACTCAATAAACTTTTAACCTGTTCTGGATTAACTGATTTCAACTTGGCCGCTTCATTAAGCAGTGGAGTATTAATCTTATATTCCTTAATAACGGTGTCTCTTTTTTGGATTTCACTGTTCCATTTGTCCGCCTTTTCTGTCAGAATCTTTTCGAACTCTCCTTTACGGATTGCCTCAGCTTCTTTTGCTCTTTCAGCTTTGACTTTGAGTTGTTTAAGTTCATCAATATCACCTAACTCTTGAAACTGTTTTTCAAACTTTTTGGTTATGCTATTTTTTAGCCCAGCCATATGATTGTCAAACTCTTCTTGAGTATAAGTTTTAGCGTTTGATGTTGCCTGATTTTCA